ACACTAGTTGATACAATAATAGTTCCGCTAGTACTGCCACTTCGAACTTGTACGTTCATAGTTTCAGATCCTTCGGTTGTTCTATCCGAAGACGTAGTGATGCTAAATGTGCCCGTGCCGTTTTCTATTCCACCAGTACTACCGCTTATTGTAAATGAGCCGCTAGTAGCAGTTACATCGCCTGCACTAATACCAGATGTTGTCCAGTAGTATGTTCCGTCTGGGCCAACATTGGCTGCGGTGAACGATACACTACTTCCTTCGTTTACAGTTGCCGCGTCAGGTGTTAATGTTGGTGTAATAGAAATATCTGTTATAGTTATTTCATCACTGGCGCCAATAATTGTTCCTGTAATCGATGTTTGTCTTACTGCAACAGAAAACGTTTCGGTACCTTCTGTAAATAAATCCTTTGCAGGTGTTATATTAAATGATCCGCTATTGCTGGTCATTGTAAATGTACCAGACAAGGATGCAGAGGTAAAATCAGATGTAGTAATTGCTGTACTACCGGATGCTTGTTCAATTGTATAGTAGTATGTTCCATCTGTAACGTTTGTTCCAGCAATAGTAAACGTAATTGCACTACCCTCGCTGCCTGTAAGAGTAGATGGAGTTACTGTAGCAGATACTACTGTTACTGTTGGCGGCGTTACATAATTTTCAGTATATGGAGATTCAGCAATATATGTTACAAGATTGTTTGTCACTGCTATCGCATTGGCTGAACTATCAGTAGTAAATGTTCCACTAGATTTTACATTTAATAATAGAGATGCGGTTGCACCCTGACTTGTTCTAGTAAAAGGAACTTTGCTAGGAGTAAATCCTGTAGTGTATAACGCACTCTTAGAAATTCTTAAATTGGTTAAGTAACCCAATGCTGGGTAAGTACTATTGCCCGGATACCATTGCCCCACACACGGATTATATGTTGTATTAGTAGCATAGTTATTAGTACAGGTTGCAGAAGCATAGGCTACACCGTTTACGAACAATCTAGCACTACCACTGTTTCGAACTAAAGCAATATGATTCCAAGTGTTTAATGTCAATGTTCCACCAAATGCTCGAATGGCGCCGCCTACTGTGGCAAATACAATTTGGCCATCACGTTGATAAATCCAAAGATAATTATTGTTACCAAACCATTGAGCATATAAAACTTTAATACCAGTCAAATTAGTAATTGGTTTCCACCAAAACTCTATGGTAAAGTTTGCCGTACCGTAGGTTAAACTAGTTCCCGAAAATGTTAAGTACTGACTGCCGCCAACAAAGTACAAACTTCCTCCCGGCTGTATTCCAGAAGTTCCATATGATTGTACGCCTGCGCTACCTAATGTAGTTAATAATGGCATTGTTAAACCTTAAGCAAATCTAGCCTGACTAGCAATAATTGTATATGTACTTGCGGCTGTTTTAATAATTGTAAATGAATATGAGTCAATGCTACTAGCATTACCGCCTGTCGGTGCGGCACCGCCTAACCATTTAGGAGTAACGGCAGATCCATCGACAGTAAACGCTGTTGGATAGTATGCTGTGCCGCCTTGTGTGGCTAGCAATACTACTGTTACACTCTGTCCTGTGGTTAAGAATGTATTCATTGTTGTACTTCCGTCACCACGGAAGTTCAGTGTCCAGTTTGCGGCTGCATTAGAGGAATAGTAAAACACACTATTTGTTTTGCAATCTAATGTTGTTGCGCCAGTAAGTGCCGCTGGGTTAACTGAAACCGTTTCAATTGTGCTAGTGCCAATGCTAAGTGTACTACTTGCACTGACTGTACTACCACTGATAATACCACTGAATGTCCCTGCTGTAAGAACATTTGTGCTAGGATTGTAGGCTAAGTCTACATCAGTTCTAATATTTTCGTTACCTGTGGTTGTATCGACAAATGTTAGATAGTGTGCGGCATTAGTCGATGTTGCTGTTAATGCTACCTGACTTGCTGGTCCTGTAAACGCTGTGGCTGTAATTGTGCCTGCACTAAAGTCGCCGTTAGTATCACGGAATACAATAGTTGATGCTGTGTTGTTTGCAGTAGCATTTGAACTAACTGTAAATGTTCCACCTTCTGAACTCGAACTTCCTGATAGACCGTTACCGCTTACTCCGGCTGTAGCAACATAGTTACCTGTAGTATCTGTACCAAGTGCAACTGTATCACTGCCAACTGTTAATGCTACGCTAGTAACATCTGCCGATCCATCGATGCTGAATGAACCTGTTACATCGCCTGTGAATGTAACTGTACGAGCAGTATGCCATTTACTTGCAGTGGCGGCTTGTAAATTTGCCACAGCGGTAGTGCTAGCCACAGTAAATGGAGCAGTACCAGTTGTCTGAGTACTTTCAAATGTTGTTGCTTTTACATACCCACCAATGTTAGCATTTTCAAATACAGCAAGGCCGCCGGCGGTTAATTTTAATGCGCCAGTAGATGTATTACTACTGCCTGTAGCATTACTAATCGTAATTGCTGATGTAGTTGTTGCACCGCGGCTTGTAACATTTTGTAGTGTAGATGTAACAGCCAAATCTATGTTATCTGATGCTATTGGAGTTCCTGTTGCAGAAGTAATAGTTAAAATTGTTCCGCTACCATCAACAGAGCCTACAGTAATTGTTACATTGTTGGCCGGATTCAATCCGCCTGGGAAATTAGTTCCATAGACTGTTACGGTATTACCTGCGGCAAAACCAGTACCACCATTGCTAACGCTGGCCACATAGGTATTGTTAATAATTGAAATATTGAATACAGCATTAATGCCCGAGCCGCTAGTTGCATTTTGAGCAAATGTCGATGGCAAAGTAACGGAATCCTGATAGGTAACTGTTAACTCTGTATGTGTTCCGTTAGTCAAAAGTGAAGCAGATAAATCTTCAATTTGTTCTTGGCTAAATGGTAAACTAGGACTGTTAGAACCAATTGTAATCTGATTTGCGCCAGTTCTAGTAATAAGAATTGGACTTAGTGGATCTGGATATAATTCGATATCGCTAGTCTCTGCGCCTAGGTCGCGCTCTAAACGTAACTTTGTTGTGCCTAACGGTACATAAGTTTGATAATCTGGACCATGAATTGTAATGGTATCAGTTGTCTGTCCAGGCGTTGCTGTGGAACTATCCTCAATGCTAAATGCAATATTCTGCCCAGCAACAATGGTAGCAGTATCCGTGACGCTGTCTGCTTCAATTTCAGTATCTACAGTAATTGCGTTGGGGATAGTTGTAACGCTTTCGCTGGGTCTAAATCTTATTTTTCTAAAAAAATCGTAAAAGGCTGCTGGCATTTTAGGTATATTCCTGTGTTACCAATATTTATGCTATGTTGGATTCTATATAAATACTACACTATGAGCTCAAACATCGACAAAATTCTTCAAGATTTAGGTGACGCACTAAAATCAGCCGCTAACGGTGGCACACTATCTAAGGGCATTTCTGATACTGCTACACGTGAGCAGATGATTGTTACAGATAAAGGTGTACAGGTTGGCGTATTAAGTGCTGACAGAATTAGCGGAAACATTCACGTAGAAGGCGTTCTTGGCGCTGGAAAAATTGTTGCCGCAGGTACTAGCGAATTTGCTAACTTAAAAGTTAACGGCAAATTAGAAGCAGATACGCTGTTAGTTAAGAATGTTATTTCAGAACAAAGCCTAGAATCATTTACAAAATCCATTTCTTTTGCCAGCAGACAACTCAGCGATTTAGATGGTAAAGGCTTGCAATGGGACAGCCCAGATGTAAGTTATCAGTTTGTTTTTAAAGCAAACCCAAAAAGAATTTTCAGCACAGAATCTATTGATTTATACAAAGGTTCTAAGTATCAAATTGAAGGCACAGATGTTTTAGAGCGCACAAGATTAGGTAATTCAGTACGTGACAGTAACCTACGCACAGTGGGTCCTTTAGAAGAACTACGTGTTACAGGCGAAACAAACCTAGGTGACACAGTTTTTGTTAATGCCCTAGGAAGACTAGGTGTCAATACAGAAGAACCAAACGCAGTTATCAGTGCCGTTGACAATAATGTAGAAGTAATTTTAGGTGCGGATCAAGACTCAGTGGGTTTTGTAGGTACTTGGGGCAGTAACAGTTTCAGTATTGTTACCGATAACACAAGACGTATTACAGTATCAGGAAACACTACAGAGTTTGGCAATGCTAAGAGCAAAGGCGCAATAGTCAAAGTTCACGGCAGATTAGAAGTAGACAGCATTGTATCTGACATCAGAATCGAAAAAACTAGTCCAATAGAATTTATAGCCAGTAAGGATAACAGTATTTTTGGCAAGGGTATGCAATGGAAGGGCGAAGGTGGTACACGTCAGTTTATTATGCTTCCAAACCCTGACAGAATCTATTCTTCAGAAAGTCTTGAATTAGCAATTAACAAAGAATTCTGGATCGACGGTAAGAGTGTATTAAACAGAACTGACCTAGGAGTTAGCGTTGTTAACTCTAGTCTTACTCGTTTAGGCACACTGACATCATTAGATGTTGCTGGAACAGTAAACTTGTCAGACAGCATTACTGTACAAGACAGCGTAGTTACAATTAACAATTCTGTAACAATCAAAGACGGCTCGGGCACATTAAGATTATCCAGCAGTGGTATTACAGCAGATAAGTTTGGCATTGGCGAAGACTTTGAAGTAGATAACGCTGGCAGTATCCGTATCGGTGACAAAAATAATACAACTAGAAATGTAAACATCTATGGACAACTAAGTGTAAACATTACCAACCCACAAGAAGATGCGGCATTCAGCGTAGACGGAATGATGGTTATCAATGGTAAACGCTTTGCACACGGCGTAGGTGCTCCTACAGAAAAAGCCTGGAACAAAGGCGATATCATTTGGAATAGCAGTCCAGTAAGAACTAGTTACGTTGGATGGATCTGCGTAATGAGCGGTACTCCTGGTACTTGGGAGCCGTTCGGTTATATTGGCGGAAGATGATATCTGTATTTGGCAACGGCGAATCCAGAAAACATTTAGATTTAAATTCACTTACAGAAACTAAAGTTGGCTGTAACGCCATACATAGAGACTACTCAGTCGACCATTTAGTCTGTGTAGACAGACGTATGGTACAAGAAGCACTGGATAGCCACTTTGCTGGCACAATCTATACTAGAAAAGATTGGGCACACTTCTACAAAAACAATCCTGTAAAAATATTACCAGACTTGCCTTACCAGGGCACTACTAGACCTGACGAGCCTTTTCAATGGGGCAGTGGTCCGTATGCTGTTTTGTTAGCCGCTATGCTAGACGACCATGTAAACTTATTTGGTTTTGATCTACACAGCCCAACACAGTTTGTCAATAACATTTACAAAGATACTGCTAACTATGCAGATGCTACTAAACCCGCAGTGGATCCAAGGTATTGGATATACCAGATTGCTCGCGTGTTTGAATGTTTCCCCGATAAGTACTTTGTAGTTTTTAACAATACAGAATGGCAGATGCCCAGTAGTTGGCTTTTGGCAAATGTTAAATTCAAAACTATTGACAGTATAATGTAATACCTATATACTGTATCAATAGAGGACTAGACGCTCACCCCTCTTTAAATACTCTGCGTGTCATCAAACTTAACTTAAAAAGGGCAAGAGATGACTTGGATCATTGATAAAACATTTGAATTTTGTTATGGACATCGTGTTCATACACAAACACTAAACGGCGAATATGCGGCAGACTTGAAATGTGCTTGCAGACATTTACATGGACACGAAGGTAAAATGCAGGTTCATTTAACAGGCGACGGATTAGATAAAACTGGAATGGTCACTGACTTTAGACATTTAGAATGGCTAAAGAAATGGATCAACACTTATATTGATCATCAATTTATTATTGATAAAAACGATCCGCTGTTTACTAAGATGCTGGGAGAAAAAGTCGAGCTAATTCCAGTGTATGTTCCAGAAACCGAATACGTTGCAGGTTGGCATATTCATCCAATCTATTATGCTAATATGTCTGGTCCTGAACAAGAATACTACGAAGGATTTATGGTAGTAGACTTTGTTCCAACATCGGAACACCTAAGTAGTTGGATGGCAGAATTAGTTGATGTCAAAATGAAAAAATTAGGCGTCAAAGTTCACAGCATCGAATGGTGGGAAACTCCTAAGAGTCGTAGTGTTTTTTATAAAGATGGTACGTAAGTTTTGGAGACTATGGGCCAAGGCACTAGGAGAGAAAGCCGGTGTTACCAAACAAGAAGCGGACAGGATTGCATTGATTCGAACTGTTATTGTATTGACTTATATAATAACTAACATATTCATTGTAGCGGGTGTAATAAGGCACTGGTAATGCTAAACGTCATTAGTTTAAAACACGGTACAAAGTACGGTCCGGAATATGTAAACAAACTTTACAATATGGTCTCAAGGCACTTAACTGTGCCTTTTGATTTTTATTGCTTTACTGAAGATCCTACAAACTTAAATCCTGCAATTAAAATTAAACCCTTGCCCAAAGGACTGTTTTCTGGTTGGTGGTGGAAACCATATATCTTTAAACAAGGACATTTTCCAGACGGTGATGTAAATTTGTTCTTTGATTTGGATATGGTTATTGTAGGTAATATAGACAAATTGGTTTCGTACCTGCCTGGAAATTTTGTTGGTTTGGAAGATGTAGGCAGAGTGTTTAGACGTGTGCCACCAAAATTAGGTAGTGCTGTACTGCGTTGGCCCAGTAACCATTTCAGCAATATTTGGGACGATTTGGAAAACAATCCAGCGTTAACCAAAAAGTTCCCAGGTGATCAAGATTGGATTTGGCAGTCACACAAAAGTATTATAAAATTTTTCCCTGAAACTTGGATACAGAGCTACAAGTGGGAAATAAGACAGCGGGAAGAGTTGATTAGGGTTCAGGGTAAAAACGTGTTTAAGACGGTGCGTAGCCCGTCTATGAACCCGGATTGTAGCGTAATTGCGTTCCACGGAACACCAAATCCCGAAGATGTCCAGGACCAAATCATTGTTGACAACTGGCAGTAACGATGCTATAATATATTATCGTAACTTTATCGAGAGTTTTGTGAACAAACGTATTGGCTTTGCCTGTAAATGGATCGACCGTCCAGATCAAGTAGACGGTATTAAACCCAAAGATGAATGTAAGAAATACAATACAGGAGCAACAACTGTGGCTTGGCTTAACCGTCAAACCAAAGATGTGGCTGTTGAAAAATTGTGGTCTTTGCTTGAACAAAATATCAACTCAACTAAATTATTAGTAGAAAGGGTAGGGCAATTAGATGATGACTTACGTATGGTACGCCTTAGCAGTGATATTCTTCCTGTCTACACTGAGCCTACTTGGTGCTGGTTTTGGCGTGAAAATGATGTGCAGACATACGCCCAAAAACATTTTGCAGAAGTGGGAGATATTGCTCGTTCCCGCAACGTTCGTCTCAGTTTTCATCCTGGTCAATTTACTGTGTTGGCAAGCGACAATCCTGATATTGTTCAGCGTTCTATAGAGGAGTTTGAGTATCATGCGGATATGGCGAGATGGATGGGGTATGGTAAAAGATTTCAGGACTTTAAGATCAACGTCCACATCGCCGGTAGAGCCGGTCCAGCCGGTATTAAAAGTGCCCTCCCGAGACTTTCCCCCGAAGCAAGAAACTGCATCACCATCGAAAATGACGAAATCACCTGGGGAATCGACTCAAGCCTCGAACTTGCCAAAGATCTCGCTTTGGTGCTAGACATACACCATCATTGGATTAATACTGGAGAATATATTGAAGCAACTGACGACCGTGTTAAAAGGATTATCGATAGTTGGCGTGGTGTGCGCCCTGTCATACATTATAGTGTTTCACGGGAAGAGCATCTTAATGGCCATGCCACAGACTCCGCTCCCTCCCTACTTTCACTAATGGAAAGTGGACACAAAAAAGCAAAACTCAGAGCACATTCGAACTTCTACTGGAACACAGCAGTGAACGAATGGGCACTGAGTTTTTGGGATCAGTTTGATATTATGTGCGAAAGCAAGGCTAAAAATCTAGCCTCGTTTGCACTACACAAACAAGCGATTACTTCTTAGGGGCTTTCTTAGCAGGAGCCTTTTTTGCGGCTGCTGGTTTACGGCCAGCGGCCTTTTTCTTAGGTGCTTCTGCTTTAGGTGCCTCAGCAACTGGAGCAGGTGCTTCTACTTTAGTTTCTTCCACTTTAGGTGCTTCAACCTTGTATGGTGCTTCTGCTACGGTTTCTTGAGACTTACCGCCAAATAGTTTTTTTAATAATGACAACATTCTAGTGTCCTCCATGAGCAAATATTTATAGTTTACTAATATCATCCAGGCTCGAAACAGTCTTATCCCATATGATTTTGCGTTCTGCACCTTTTTTCTGTGCAAATCTCTTAGGATCGCAACTAGGGCAACAGTGAAAGAAATTATTGTTTAACCTATTAGGATCCATTGATCCTTTAGTCCTAGTAAATGTTTCACCGCAGTTATCACAGCGCAGGACTACAATAGTTTTTTTACGTTCATAAGTATGCTCACGACCAAGTTTACTAGTTCGTGTATGCTGACTTTTTTCTGTATCTATACGTATGAACATCAGTTATTTACATTAAGGTTATAAAATTATCTGCTAAATATTGGATACAAAGTCTTTTTTGGAGTATTCAATGGCACGTAAAATAGTCGACATCGGCGTATCAGGTAATGACGGAACTGGTGATAGTATCCGTGAAGCGTTTAGAAAAACGAATGAAAACTTCCAAGAGTTATATGCTGTTTTCGGTCAAGGCGGATTTTTAAAGTTCACTGACCTTAGCGATACTCCTGATACATTAGTAGGACAAGGTAATAAGATTCCAGTAGTTAATTCTATTGGTACTAGTTTAGTATTCAAAGACTTTTTCAGTCCTAACGGTACTATCCAGTTTGATTATTCCGAGCAAGAAACCTTTGATATTGTTAGTGTATCAAGAAGTAGCAACGTTGCCACTATTACACTTTCAGCAAACCACAATTTAGATCCTGGACAACGAGTTACAATCGCGTCCACAGACAATACTTCATTTAACACTACTTCTGCCCTATTGTTAACTGGCACAGTAGACAATGTTCTAGTATATACAAACGCAGGAACAAACTTATCAACTAGTGCGGCAACTGGTACTATTACCAGTTACGGTTCCGTTAAAATTGATACATTAAGTTCTAAATTACAGGACGACCCATTACCAAAATTACAATATGCGCTGGATGCACGTAATCAATTAATCGGCGGCTTACGCAGTCCTATTAATCAAACAGATTTCCAAACTGCTGTTAATAGTTTCAACACACAGCACGAAACTCTTTATAGCATAGATTCCTTTGCTATTAACAAAGGTTATGCCGACTCCAAATATGTAAACATTACAGGCGACACAATGACTGGTCACTTAAATGTGCCAGCAAACGCCACAGGTAACCAAGCACCACGTGCCGCAGAAGTTGTATTAAAAACTGGCGGCGATATGACTGGTGTGCTAAACTTAGCAGATCATCCAGGCGGACTTGCAGGTGCTGGTACGCCTAACGGAGAAGATGACTTACAAGCCGCTACAAAATATTATGTAGATAATTCAAGTTATTCAAGCAGATTTAACTTGTACGTTACCACAGGCGGTGACGACACACAGGCACGTACACCGCGTGGAAAAGAAGGACGCGATCGTTCTTATGCTTATGCAAGTATTAACAAAGCCTGTCAAAAAGCAGAACAATTAGTAAATGATGCACCATGGGAAACTGGTCCTTATCGTCAGTTAATTGCCTACGGTGGCGGTGAAGCGTTCTCTGAAGTTACAAGAATTGAATCTGGTGCATCTGGTACTACTCGTGTTTACTTTACTAACAACGGTGGTTCTCGTGTTGACCAAGGTCAATTACCAAAACCAGATATTGTCTCCGGTAAGATTGTTGTTGGACGTACCAGCGGCGCACAGGGTTTCATTTATCAATACTATGGCTCCGATGGTAGTTCAAGTATCGGCGAAGACTATTTTGACTTGCAGGATGTTATTGGTGATTTTGTGCCTGGCGAAAACCTAGAGTTTGACCAAGCAGTTAAAAATATCCAAATTAGTATTGTTGTTGAATCTGGTATCTATTTTGAAGACTATCCAATTCGTGTCCCGCCAAACGTTGCTATCGTTGGTGACGAATTGCGTAGATGTATTGTTCGTCCAGCGGACCGCCCAAGTCGCAGTCCATGGGTTGACGTTTGGTTCCGTAGAGATAAAACATTTGACGGATTAACTTTAACCAGCACAGAATACGGTTATCACTATCTAACAGACCCGTCTGATATTTTAAGTGAACCAAAGAACAACAGAGACCTTGACGTATTCTTATGTAACGATGCTGTTATTATTCGTCAGATTACCTGTCAAGGCCACGGCGGCTTTATGATGGTACTTGACCCAGAAGGTCAAATTTTAACCAAGTCTGCATATATTCAACAGTCCGGTTCTTTTGCAGGATCACTAAACAAACAACGTTTTGCTGGTGGACAGTATGTTGACGGCTTTGCTGGTAACGTTCCTCTTAAGATTCAAGAAAAAATCAGCGACACAGAATTCCTAGTAACAGGCAGTGAACGTGCTCCAACAACTCCTTGCTCATTTGTTATTGACGGAAGAACTTTTAAAGTTGAAGCATACACTGATGACGGCAACGGCTATGGAAATGCTAGAAAATTAATTCGTCGAAACATCGACTTTATCAAAGCAGAAGTTATTGGTTATATTAATACAGAACTAAGTCCACCATTTACATTCAACGAAACCAAATGTGCTCGTGACGTTGGATTGATTGTTGATGCACTAGGTTACGATCTAGCACTAGGTACAAACTTTAATGCTGTACGTGCTGGACAATCATACTATCGCGGCACACAATACAGTATTCTTCCAGACCAAAAAGATGAATACTTAGATGCGTTAATCTATACAAGAACATTAATTTCTGATGTATTAGCCGGTAACTCTGTTGCACGTCTAAGAGCAGAAGCAAGTTTTGATGAGATAACAGATATCATTGCTAACGGTATTATTTCATCAGATACAATTACATGGTCAGATCCGTCAGGTGCTCCTACTTCAAGAGTAAATGCAAAAAATCTTATTTTAGATAACATTGAATTTATTAAAGAAGAAATTATTGCCTGGATTGCTGAAGAATATCCAGACTTTGTCTACGACGAAGACAAGTGTCGTCGAGATGCGGCATACATTTTAAATTCTATTGTTTACGACTTACTATATGAAGGTAACTCGGCAACTGTAGAAGCCGGATATCAATATTACGATGGTAACGGAAGTTTGCAAATTCCTGGACAAACATTGCAAACCACAGAAGCATTGGCCTATGCCAGTGGTGTTGCACAGTTAGTTGTTACTAATACTCCTGTTCCGTTCCCTAAACAAAGTGCTGTAACACAGGTATTTGATTTAGTTAATCCAGGTAGCGCAACTGAATCTGCTAGAGTAGGTGTGTTAATGGGCTACATTAATACTATTATTTTAAGCGGACGTGAAGCGGCTCCTACTATTGAATATCCAACTTTCTATAGTGTGTCTGGTTCGTTAACAGACAGCAGAACATTATTGTTAAACAACAAAGAAAGTATCAAGTCTGACACATTAGTTTATCTACAACAAAGATATAGTTACAACCAAGATACTTGTGCTCGTGACACTGGATACATCTGCGATGCTATTGCACACGACATTTATTATAGCGGTAATTTAAAAACAGTTCAGGCAGCTCTAGCATACTTCAATGCTAGTGCTAGTTCTAAGATTGTTATTGACCAGCAGTTGGCCAACACACTTGCGGCTATTAACTACATTGAAACATTGATATTAAATGTTATTAATAACGAAGATCCAACAGTACGATATCAACAATCTGTTCTACAGTATATCGATACCGATATTACCGATGGCGGCTTAGCAGAAGCAACTATTCAAGATTTGTTTGACGAGTTCATTGGCATTTTAGAAAATCCGCCAAGTGCTCGTGGTGCTCGTGCATTGTTAGTCGATAATAAAGATTTTATCAAAGCAGAAGTTATTAACTACATTAACAACAAATATGTAGGATTTACCTATGATTCTGCTACATGTCAACGTGACGTGGGTTATGTAATTGATGCTATTGGTTACGACTTAATGTTTGGCGGCAACTTCCAGACAATTACAGCGGCAAGATCTTATTACAGAGCTTCAGCCGCTGTGGCTGTTGGCGTACAAAAAGCCGCAACTATTGACGCATTTACTTTCTTAAGAGATGAAATATTATCTGTTGTTAGTGCAAGTGCTACCGCAGTTACTAGTGTAACTACCAACATGAATATGTTCTTAGATGTTATTACTAACGGACTAACTCAAGAACCTGCAATCGTAACTCCTGATCCAACAGGCTACGATGTAAATTATAATCGTGCTAGAACACTGATTGAATCTAACAGAGAATTTATTAAAGCAGAAGTAATTCAATATATTTCTAACAACTATGTTGGATTAAGTTATGACCCTGCTGTATGCTTACGTGATACAGAATACATTTTAGATGCACTATATCACGACCTAACCTACGGTGGTAACATTCAAACATTGATTGCTGGTAAGGCTTATTATTCTTACACAACTCTACAAGTTGCGGCTCCTGAGAAACCAGCAACATTGGCCGCATATGGTTATCTACAAAGTCTAGTTGAAGACATTGCATTAGACTTACCTATTACTGCATTACAAGGTGGTGTTGCGCAGGTTCGCGGTACTCCAGGTAACAGTTCTGCCAGTGCTACTGCTGGACAGCGTATTGGAGAAATTTTAACAATTATCGACCTTGGGCTCGGTTCTGTTCCTTCAACAATTACTCCAAGTACTGCTTGGGTAAGTGCTGGCTTAACTGGTGCAAATTCTGCACTACAAAGTGCTAAGTCAACTTTACAAACTGCTGTAACAAATTATATCGATGCTAATTATACAAACACATTAGTTTACAATGAAGAAATTTGTTCACGAGACGTTGGCTTTATTGTTGCCGCAGTTTCAGCAGACTTGTTATATGGCGGAACATACTTAACAATTCGTGCCGCACAGCGTTACTATGTAGGTACTGCTAGTAGCCGTGTTGTATTAGAAAATCAATTATCACAAACATTAGATTCATTTGCCTATGCCAAGGAAGTTGCACAGGCTGTATTGAATCAAGTTCCACCAACATTAAATTATCAAGTTATTAACGATGTTGCTGTAGAGAATAGAGTATCACAGGTATTCAGTTCTGACTACGACGGCTCTGCATTTGTTACACGAGCAGGACAGTTGTTTGATTTATTAAACGAAGTTATTACAGACCCGGAAGTAGATGTTTCAACAGTATTAACTGGTGCCAAACCTATCGTTTACCCAACATACAGATTAGTTCTTTCTACAACTACTCCTGTAACTAACGACTTAGAATATACTATTTCTACCTTCACTAGCAAGGCAGACTCGGGCGTCGGGGATGGATCTTACGATGTAGTATTCAGCATTGTTACGCCCGTTGGAACTACTGCTCCTAGAACTAAAACACGTTATAGAGTGTTTGGCAACAGCAACTCTAACTATAACAATGATGCTGTAGAGTGTGTAGCATCTACACTAACTTCGATGACACTACGTTATCCAAGTGACCCGGGTGCATTTGGCACTGGCACTACTACCATAGAGTATGTAAAAGACTTTATGCTACTAAGTGCTGGTAACACCAGTATGTGTTCAAATGACTTTACACAGATTAACGACTTAGGTTATGGACTGGTTGCTACAAACATTGGTTTGATTGAAACAGTTTCTGTGTTCAGTTACTATTGCTGGACTGCTTATTATGCCAACAACGGTGGACAGATTCGTTCATTGAACGGTTCTAACGCACACGGCGAGTATGGTATTATTTCTGAAGGTAGTGATCCATTAGAAGTTCCAGATAAGTGTAACTTGTCAGACAACATGATGCAGGTTGCTCGTGTTTACAAACAAGGAATTTATAGCACAGACAACGATGTTGGTGATTTACAGGTATTTTTCTACCAACATGATTACTCACCATACAACGTATCTGAAGTTGAAATTAACCACGGCGCTGGCGTTGTTACAGAACTAGACGCAACTAGTTTAATCGGTGGTAGTGGTTATACCAACGGCACATATATTAATGTTCCGTTAACAGGCGGAACTGGTAGTGGTATCACTGCTAACATTGTTGTGTCAGGAGGTGTAGTAACTACTGTAGGTTTAGTTGCCGCAGGTATTAGATACAGCGAAGGTGATATTTTAAGTTGCAGTAATACAAACGTAGGCGGAACAGGTTCGGGCTTCTTTATCACTGTTAAAACTATTATTGGTAACGGTATTGCTCGTTACGAAGTTGCAGGTGTAACTGATGTTTCAAGTACCTTGGCACAGTCTGTTTCTGGAACACCACTTAAGACTGGGCCAACAGGCGGAAAATATTACGTAACATATTCGTTCACTGCTGAACCATATACACCAAGAATTGGTGTACCTTACACAGTTAGTGGATCAACAACTTCTGGGTTTAACGGTGTATATACTGCTACCGCTAGTACAACATCTAGTGTTACACTAGAGTACAGTACCAATCCTGGAACATGGGCAGGCGGTTTGGCTAGCCTATGGGGCCTAGGCAACGTTCTACGTCTAAACATCAACACTGGCGGTAATAATGATACTGCTACAAACGGCTTGGCCGTAGCATTGTCACATGACCAACCAATTATTATTCGCAGTAACCAAAACTTTAAGTTCTACGAAGTCGATGACACTAACCCGGTTCGTCCAAGTACTGCATTGACATTCGTCGGTGATCCCGATGCAGGTGCTATTGTTTATCGTGTGTTAGCATACGGTAACAAAGGTCCATTAAATGAAGACCTTGCGGTAGACGAAAGTATTCTAGGCTTCGATACAACTTACGATTATGTAAAATTACTAGTCAATGCAGAAAATGTATCTAACGCTGATCCAGATAATGTTGGACAGACTATGGGGTCGACTGCTGGTGATACTAAGATTGCCATCGACCGTGTAAACGAAACTGACATTGAAAGCAGACTTAATACCGGAGATATGATTACTGCCTGGGATGGCAAGATTCATAAAATTTTAAGTTACACTGACATGGGGTTATTAGCCGGTTACGCTTATGTTGAAATAGAAGATGTCGCTGATAAGTGTCTAGCAGGAACATCTGCTAGCGGTATTAATACACCAGTTGATCCAGACTTTAACTTGGATATTTCTGAACCTCCAACATTACGTGCAGGTTTATCTAGCACAGAGCCAGCAGAAGTTATTGTACGTATTAGTACTTGCCGTGTTACAGGACATGACTTCTTAGACATTGGTACTGGAGGCTATAACGATACTAACTTCCCAAGCAAGATTTACGGTGCTCCAAAAGAACCTAACCAAGCACGTGAAGTTACAGAACGTACAAGAGGACGTTGTTTCTATGTAACCACAGACCAAGACGGTATTTTCCGTGTAGGTCGATTCTTTACAGTTGACCAAGGTACTGGTCGTGTAACGTTTGCGGCATCTATTGCGTTGTCAAACTTAGACGGTCTAGGATTTAAGCGTGGTGTTACAGTTAGTGAATTCTCAAACGATGATAGATTTACTGACGGTGCTAACGATGCGCTACCAACTGAAGCGGCAACACAAGGTTACATTGACAGACGTCTTGGAATGGATCGTACAAATAACGTTCTAGATCCAACTGCACTAATTGGTCCAGGCTACATGGATCGTGCTGGTTTGTTAACATTTACTGGTCCAGATCCAATGGACATGGGCGGATTTGTTATTGCTAACTTAGGTAGTCCTACTGCTGATACAGATGCGGCTAACAAGTTATATGTTAGAAATCAAGAACTAAGCGATGACAGAGTTGATACTTCAACAAGTCCAGCAAGAAGTTTAAATGATTTATTAGTTTATAACGGAGTTAAATGGATCAACGCTGAAACAGTTAGCACAGGCGATATTCAAACTTCATTGACTCCTGGAACTAAAAATCTTGCTTTAAACATCAAGTCTAATGTAATTATTAACGCAGACGTTAATTCTAGTGCGGCTATTGCACAAAGTAAGTTAGACATGAATAAAGCAACTACTCGTGCAAATGCTACAAGTATTGCACAGGCAGATTTGGGTCTAGCAAGTTTCAAGAGTACAGAATTTACTGCAACTAACGGTTGGATTGAGTTGCAAACATCCAGTTCAACAACTACAGGTGTATTACAAACTAAATTACAGTATATTGCCAACGACACTTATTTAGGTAATAATACAGGCAGTGCTACATATCCTCGTCAAGTAACATCTGGACAGATTGTTACCAACGGCGATGGTATTAAGAATGCGTCATTTGCTCCAGGATCAGTAGGTAGCAATGGTCGTGCAATGATTTTAACTGCTATTGGTCCAAACGCTTACAGTACAACAAACATTAGTACAAGTGCTCAGGCTAGTTCATTGATACAATCTGATGGTAGCGGCCGTGTTGCTGTAGCACAGTTAGACTTAACTTCAAGTAGTTATAAGACCTTAAGCGTCAGCGGAACTACACTGACTATGACTACACCCGGTGCTGTAGACTTCTTAACAGCAGTTGGAACTACTTCAGCAGGCACAACTATTACCACAGTTGGTACTTTAAGTGCAAACGCAATAACATCAGCAAGCACTACAACATTTAGTCCTGCTAATGCTAACGTAACACTAAGTCCAAGTGGTACCGGTACTGTAACTATTGCTCCGGCCAGTGTCGGATCAATAAACAACGTAAACATTGGTGCAACTACTCGAGGTAATGGTTATTTTAAATTGTTGTCTGCTAACGATACAGTAACCTTAACTGCTAACCAAGCAGTAACAGGTGCTGCCAACGGTACTGGTACATTACAGGTTACAGGCGGTGCAGGTATCAGTGGCGACCTACGTGTTGGTGGAACTATCTACGGTGCTGTTACTGGTACATTGGCTGGTACACTGGGTCTAAGCACATACCTAAGTTTCACTGCTGGTTCAAGTTACGATGGTAGTACAACACGTACAATCCAAACTAACGCAACAAGTGCGGCCACAGGAAGCACATTAGTTGCACGTGACGTTAACGGTGACTTCAACGGACGTTATATTAACAGCAGTTACTTTAACAGTAGCGACGATGTAAGTGGTGGCACCATTACATACATAATGGCTAAGTTTGGCGATAACTACTATCGCTCTGCTACAGCCGCAAAAGTTGCTTCGTTCATTAGCGGACAGTCAATGAACATTGCAGGTAATGCAAGTACAGTTACAATTAACTATAACAACGATAGTAACAGCACATATCAAATGTTATGGGGTAGCGGTAATAGTGTATATGGCACAGGCGGCATTTATTGTAATCCATTTACCGACACACTATACGCAACATTATTCAATGGTACTGCTACAAGTGCTCGTTACGCTGACTTGGCTGAAAAATACTTGTCAGATGCAGAATATGAAACTGGTACTGTTGTAGTATTTGGTGGTGATGAAGAAATTACAGTCACTGACAAACATAACGATACTAGAGTTGCTGGTGTTATTTCTGAAAAACCAGCGCATTTGATGAACTCTGATTTAGCAGGAAAACATCCACTAGCAGTAGGCCTAACAGGACGCTTGCCATGTAAAGTACTTGGTAAGGTTAAGAAAGGTGATATTCTAGTTACTGCGGCTAAGAAAGGTTACGCAATAGTTAATAATACTCCATCTGTAGGAACTATTATTGGTAAGAGTTTAGAGAACAAAGACGATTTAGGCGAAGGCCTAGTTGAGATTGTTGTTGGTAGATTCTAAGGAAAATAACATGGCATTATATGATGATTTACAAGAGATTAACCTAGGAAATGTCGTCAACGACGGTACTGGGGACGACCTGCGTACAGCCTTTGAAAAAGTTAAAACTAACTTTGAATATCTGTACAACAACGGTTATGCTCCAGTTAGTGCTGAAAATATAGGCACTTCAGGACTAGGTGTTTTTAAACAAAAGAACGCAGACAGCAATCTAGAACTTAGAAAACTAGATGCGCTAGGACCACTAAGATTACAATTAGTAGGAGATGTGTTGCAGTTAGATTTACATCCAACGGCTACAGTTGACTTTAATGGGCAGGCTATTAATAACATTAGTACTGTTACAGCCACTACATTTTCTGGCACTTTAACTGGAAATGTTGTAGGTTTAATTAGAAACGGCGGAACTGCAACTCAAAACCCGTTTGTTGATGTAACACTTTTAGATAGACAGGTAAATACATTTGACTATGGACCCATTGCACCTACGTACTACGATCCAATTACTTATTTGTTAAATGAAATTGGAACGGACATGGGCACGTTTACCGACCCGAGCCCTATAAGTATAGACGCTGGACCCATAGCATAAGGAGAGAATAGAATGGCATTACAAATCCGTAGAGGAACAACCGCTGAGAGAACCGCAAGAAAATTCCTCGAAGGCGAACTAATTTATGATACAACACTTCAGCAAGTGTATGTAGGCGACAGTACCAACGGCATCGACGGAACAGCCGGTGGCAAATCAGTAACTGCGTTTTCAGACGAAAACGCAAGAGATGCAGTTGCGGCAGTATTTGCAACAGGTACACACACAAATATAAACTTTTCATATGTTGACGATGGCAACAATATTGGTAGTTTTAGTGCCGCTGTTAACTTAACATCTACTCCTTATGTTGGTAACGTGAATGTTACTGGTCTAGTTAATGCTAATGGTTTTAATGGGTGGCTTGAAGGTAATGTATTTGCAAGCGACTCAACTCTCCTTGTTGATTCGGGTAACGGAAGAATTCCAGCAGAAGTTGTTAAAGGTACGTTTACAGGCAATGTAACTGGTAATGTATCAGGCAATGTAACTGGTAATGTATCAGGCAATTTAACAGGAACAGTATTAACTGCCGCACAGACAAACATTACCAGCGTTGGTACGCTGACTAGTCTTGCTGTTAGCGGCGCTATTACTGGTTCTAGTTTTACTGGTGGTGTTGTTACAAGTTCCATTACTACTACTTCTGGGGATTTAACTGTAACTCCTAACACTAATTTTTCAAACGGTATCGATGTAACAGGTGCTTCTACATTTGGAAATGTAACAGTTACTGGCGTCGGTACGTTTAATGCAACTGCTGGTAGCCCTACATTATTAAAGGTTACTGATACTTCAACTTCAGGCGCTCGTCCTATAGCATTAGAAATTAATGGTCGCGCATTAGATTTGCTAGGATCTGGCTCTGCTATGGAGTTTAAAGTAAACAACGGTACAACAACTGAGCAGTTAGTTAAGTTAGAAGCATATACACAGTCCAACTTAATTCCTGCACTAAGTCCTGGTTTAAACTTTAAAGTTTACAATACTGGAACCAGCTCATATGACCTAATTCCCAAGTTTTGACGGAGACGG